CTGATCGGCTCCGATCTGTCCTCGATGGACGCGGGATTGGGGTGGCGGTCGGCCTGCAACACTTTTAGGGACCGTATTTTCCGTTCCCAGCCTGCGGTGCGGAAGCGGCCCGGGTTTCTGTCAGTTTTTTAGGTGCGAGCGAACGGTTGTCAGGGTTGTCAGAATGGCTACTGGCGTTGACAGCACGGTTGTCATGTACAGCCCGGGAGAGATTGCCGCGCGGGACCGAGTGTCCAAACAGGCGGTGAGCAAGACGCTCTCAAAGCTCTTGCGCGATCACGACGATATCCCGGTCGAGAGGGACGCGCGGAACCGGGTCATCAAGGTGAGCCTGGCGCACTACGATCATCATCGGGGCTTCTTTGGGAACGCGGCCCAGGCGCAGGCACCGAAAGACAAAGACGAGGGTGGGGGAGAGCCGTTCCGTCAAAGGGATTCCCGCGATGAAGCCCTGCGGCAACAGGCATGGCTCAACCTGCAGCGCGAGAAGCTGCGGCATGCCGAAGAGCAGGGGAACCTCGTGCGGGCCGACAAGCTGGCCGATGCGCTGGCGCAGGCCGGTCGGACGATCCAGAGCGAGGTCAACCGGTTGCAGAACAGGTCCGACGATATCGCGCTGGCGGTTTCCAAGGAGGGGACGAGCGGGGCGCGCATGGAACTGCGCAAGATCGCCCAGGAGATAAACACGCGGATCGCCGATGCGCTGGCGGCGATTGCCGAGGCATCGCCCGAAACCGACGAGGTCATCGCGGGGGCGGACGAATGAACTTTCATCCCGGCGCGGCCCGATTGGTTGCCGAACAGCTTAGCGCCGCGACGCGGCCCGTGCCACCGACACCGTTTCGGGAGTGGCTTCCGGCCAACATCGTTCTGGTCGACGGGCCAAAGAAGGGGGAATTCTGGAGCGAGCACGACGCTCCGTATCTCGGCCCCATCGCCGAAGTCCTCGATGTCGATCATCCGGCCAATCTGGTTTCGATCCGCAAGTCACAACAGACGGGCGTGTCGATCCTTGCCCTGGCCTGGTCGCTCTACCTGGCCGAGACGGCGCCCGACAATATCTTGTACGCGGTGCCCGGCATAGACGCGCTGCAGGACGTCAACGGCAAGAAGCTACAGCCGATGATCGACGCCTGGCAGCGTGAATCGAAAAAGCGGATCATCCTGCCCAACGTCTCGCGATCGGGAAGCGGGTCGACGACGTATGAAAAGCGGTTTGCGGGTGGCTCGTTGAGCCTTGCCAATACCAATTCGGTCATGGACCTCTCGGGCGATACCGCACGCTACGGTGTCAAAGACGAGGTGTCCAAATGGGGCAACAGCCCAAATGGTGATGATCCCGAGGTGCTGTTTTTCGGGCGCTTCACGGCGTTTCGCCGGCTGAAGCTCTGGAAGATACTGGAGCTTTCGACGCCGGAACTTGATAGCGGCGATCCCATGGGGGACGAGCCGGGCCATTGCCGGATCGATCGGAGCTTCCGGCGCAGCGACCAGCGGTTCTGGTTCATTGATTGTCCGGAGTGTCAAACGCCGTTTTTTCAAAGCGTGGATGGGTTCGTTCTCGATCGCGCCCATCCGCACAAGAGCAGCTATGAGTGCCCGAACTGTTCGCACCACATCAGCGAAATGGAGCGGGTGCCCGCTGTTCGGGCTGGTGATTTTATTCCGACCGCTGACGGTGAAGGTCGGCATCCGGGTTTTCACGTAGATGCCTTCGTCTCGCTGATGATGAGCTACGAGGCGATTGCAGAGGACTGGCTGGAACAGCAGAAACACGGCGAGGAAGGGGCCAAAAACTTCACCAACCTTGTTGGTGGCCTTCCATACGCCATGAAGGGCGACGCACCGGACCACAAGCGGCTCTATGAGCGGCGTGAAACCTACCCACAAGAAATCGTGCCGGCCCCTGGTCTGATCTTCGTGGCCGGCGCTGACGTCCACCACGACAATATCATGGTCGAGGCCGTGGCCTTTGCCGAGGATCGCCAGAGCTGGTCGGTGACGATCGCCTATCTCGACGGCCCGACTGACAATATCAACGCCGGGGCATGGCTCAAACTCGATACCTTCTTGAACAAGGCATTCAAAGACGCCTACGGCCACGACCGTCGCATCGAGGCGATGGCCGTGGACTCCGGCGACGGGCTGCGCGCCAATCAGGTTTATAGCTGGTGCGCTACCCGGGCCTCGGCCTATGCGATCAAGGGAATGCAGGGGCGAGGCGTGCCTGCCATTGGCACGCCCTCGAAGGTTTCGATCAAGAAAAACGGAAAGAGGGTTCGTATCGGTAGTGCCAAGGTTTGGCCGGTTGGCACCTGGGCGCTCAAGGGCGAACTCATGTCGAACCTGCATAAGCTCGGCGTGCATTCAGGCGAGCCGGCCGATCCACCGGGGTTCTGCCATTTTGGCCAGTTCCATGATGAGGCTTATTTCAAGCAGGTCACGGCAGAATATTTCGAGCGGAAGCTGGTCAAGGGAAAGCTGCGCGAGGGCTGGGAAAAGGTTCGCCGTGACAATCACTGGCTCGACGTCCGCGTTTACGCCATGGCCATGGCGGAGCTGCTGGGCATGTCGAAGCTGACCAGAGATGGCTGGGCCCAGTTGCGGGCCCGGATCGTGCCGAGCGAGCCGGTCGATCTTCTTTCTTCGCTCCCCGAGACCATCGCCGCCCAAAGTGCCGACATTACGCCGCCTGCACCTTCTAACGAGACTGTCGCCGAAAA